TGACTTTTTCTTCGGCTTTGATAGTTTTTTCTTTGGCATAGCCCGCTAAGTTTCGCATGCCCTGCCAAGTCCGTGCAAGGGGCGAAAAATTCAAACTGCACCACTACCAGCAATTCCGAATGGCCCCTCCCCGGCTCGTATATGTTCTCCGCCGGGGCGGGCATCTCACGCGGGGCGATGAGCCATCCCGACAGGCGCGCCCCAAGCCATTGCCACCAATCCGCGCCGTCCGAATGGATGTGCGACCACCGGCGAAGATTCTTGGTGCCAGTCTCCCATGCCTGGAGCATGTCACGCCGGACGGGCGTGGCCACGGTGATGAGAGCGTTGACGCGGAGACCCACCGAGAGGGCGTAGGCCGCCACTTGGCCGCCGTGGCTGTGCGCGATGAGATTCACCCGCTGGCCGCCAGAATGCTTGTGGCAGAACCAAGTGAGCGCCATGCCCCACCTCGCCCACTCCGAGTTCTCGCCCAGGATGCCGTCCAGCTTCGTCGTCCAGCGGAACGGCTCCGGCGGGAACTTGTGCCCGGATTCCGCGAGCATGCGGGCGAAGGGTGAACTTGGCCGCCACCACGGGGCGTCATCGGAGTCGGCCCAGGTCCCGCCAACCAGAACCGCGATCACCTACTTGCCCGCCCCCTTCATCACGATATCCCGGATGCCGCCCGCCGCGAGGCCGGACAGGATGCCGATGCCGGGAATCGGAGTCTCGGGGCCGCCCAGCAGCGGCGCCAGGATTTCCACCACCCCGCCGACACCGGCATTGAACAGGGGGATGGTATTCGGTGGCAGCTTCCCGGCCACCTTGGGGACGAGTTCGGCCGCCTTGGCCGCGATGGTCTTGTATAGGGCGGTCACAAACGGGGTAAAGAACGCGATGGCAAGTTGCAGCAAAAGGGCTTTCATGCCGATTTCCTCCGGGCGGTCAGATGTCATGCCTGAAAGTGTGCGCGCCGACGGCCTTCCCAGGGTCAGTTTCACCCGCCAGCTTCCACCAAGCAGGGAGCGACCCGGTTTCGCGTATTACCACCTTCTCGTTCATGTAGAGCGTCCGCCCATCGATGGGGTCCGGGACGCTGGCGAATATCGCTTCCGTGGCGGCCCGCACGCAGTCGATCCAGACGGGATCGTCTCCGCGCAGGCTGTCTAGTTTCATGCGGGTGGGGCTGTCCGTGTTCCACGCCGAGAACTGCCAGGCCCTGAGAACCGCGTCCGGGACGGAAATGCCCGCCTTGCGGCAGCGGTTCGCCACCACGAAAGCCACGGCCAGCTTTCCTTCATATGGCTCACCCTCGGCCTCCATGTAGACTGTCGATGCCAGCCACTGTAGGGAGTCAATCGGGTTTGCGCGGATGGGGAAGTCCGCCATCTTCGCTCTCTCCTTCCGGCTGGGCGCAGTCGCCCTCGCAGCATGAGATGATCCCGCCCGCGCATCCCGGGTAGTCGCAGGGCACGGCGTCCGGAACTATGCCGCTCGGCGCACGTGTCTCCTTCTGTATCCAGCCCGTTCCGGAACACTGGGGGCAAATGCTCACCCTCATCTCTCCCGGTTGCGAACGTAGTTAATGTGAATCCACATGGCCACCAGCGAGCCGATGGCCCCGCCCGTCCCCATGAGGACCCCGGCCATGAGGTCCGAGTCGATGAACTGCACATGGCGGTACACCAGGGCGTCCAGGAATCCGAGCGCGATGGATCCGCCGAAGGCCAGCCTGTAATAGCCGTGGTTCACCGACTGGCTCTGGAAGGCCAGGGCGAAGACACGGAGAACGGTGGCGAGAAAGAGAATCAAGGCTTGGCCTCGCGCTTCCGGCTTACGATCTCGCCCGAGCAAGAGCCATACCCAGGGCCGTCCACGAAATCATCTTCGTTGAACTCCCCGGACCACCGCCGCGCCACCTTGAGGCATTCCATTAGGTCGCCCACGTGCTCCCCACCCATCCATCCCTGCGGGACGTGAATTCGGCATTTCATGTAGATGATCCGGCGGATGGCCCCCTCCCACACAGCCGCGATGTTCTCGAAGTTATCCAGCTTGTCGCCGTGCTGGCGCTCCCGGTCTCCCTTGACCAGATTCGCCGCACGTTCCAGGAACTCGTGCGCCCTCACGCCGCATCCCTCGCCGTCTTCATCTCGTCCCGCTCAATGGAAACCGAACTGGTCGGATCGGTATCCCCCACCAAGCGGATAACCCGGCAGGGCGCGCAATCGCTCAGGGCCACGCGCTCCACGGAGATACCGAACGGGCGGAGCCTCTGGCCGCAGATTCGCTTCAGCCTCCGCTCCATGTTCTGGTAGTCCGCCACCTCCTCCTTGAACTTCCACTTGGAGATGGTCTCCACCACGGCGCATAGGGCGATGTCAGAGACCGCCGTCACGAGGTGGGCCGTCTCGGCCAGGGCCTTCACGATGTCCGTCACCCGGAAGACCACCACTGCGGAGCAGAATACTGTCACATCGTCCTCGGTCATGATCGCTTGGTTGCTCAGGTTGATCGTGGTCCGGACCACCGGGAATGTCTTGACGGCGTGAGTGATGGGCCAGAAGAAATATGCGCCCGGACCCACGGCCTTGACACCGCCGCGCGGGCCGAAACGCACCCCGCGGTGGGTGGCCGGTATGAGGATGAGCCGGGGGATGAAGCGACCGAGCGCGGCCAGAAGATCCGATAGCCAGTTCACCCATCAAGCCTCCGTGGCCCCCAGCGATCCGCGCCCCTGATACGGCACCGCCCGGCCCTCCACCATCACGACGGGCCTGTCTCCACCCTCCCATCTTCCGTTCACGCGCCTCCGCTCGCTCACGTCGCGCTCCGCCCAGATGGTGAACTCGGCATGGCCGGGGATGGAGGGCGGGAACATCTTCGTCTCCTCCCACTGGGCCGCTCCTGGCTTGAAGTGGATCTTGGCCGACCCGCACCGGGCGATCCACGGGATGATCGCCTTGAGCACGGGCACGGTGCCGTTCCCGATGACCAGCCGCGGCTTGACTGGCTCGCAATATAGGTCGTGTGTGTGGCCCTCCACGATGATATGTGCGTTCCCGAAGTATCCGCAGTGCTTGATGACGCTGTTGATGTCGCCGCCCCTGGTCTGCGCCCCTGTGGCCCCGTGGTGCGCCACGATGTTGCATTGGACAGCCCCGTTCGTGCGGCTCACAACGGGCTGCATCCGGAGGGCCAGGACGAACATCCCGTCCGAATAGGGCGCGCCGATGATATCGGCCAGGCGGCTCTCGATGGTGGTGTCATCCTTGAAGCGCCAGCCGTGGTTCCCCTTGAGCACTCCCCATATTCTGTCGCGGATGGCCTCCAGGCGCTTGCGCTCGGGCCGCATCATCTGGGCCACGAAGGCGTCCAGCGTGTCCTCCGTGTCCTCCGTGGCATCGCGCATCGCCTTCTGGAACGCCTTCTGGCTCCGCGTATTGGCGAAGGTGAAGGTGTCCCCTAGCAGCATACAGCCCGATCCCGGAGGGGCCTCCTTCACGGCCCGGATGAAGGCCCGCCACGCCCCCTCCACGAAGCCGCGGTCGTCGCAGTGCTGATCCCCCTGCGCCAGAAATTGGATGGCGTGCCTTCGCCCGAAACCTCCGAGTTGGACTGTCCGTGCCCCGATGTAGATAGGCCATTCCCCCCGGGCGATCCCTTCTCAGGCCCGCCGCCCCGTGCCCTGGCCCCAGCTCATGGGCTGTAGGGGCTCCCGTTTGGAAGGCGGGGGCGGGGGATTTTTAAGGTGCCCTTTAAGGCATTCCGATTCCGGAATGATAGCCGCCTCGTCAATGATCCCGTCTCCGTCCGTATCCCGGGCCTCAAGAATGCCTGGGCATGGCATGGGCGCGATGAGGATAGACTCGCCGGGCGATATGGGCCTGGAAAGCAACACGGAAACTGACGTACAGGCGCTCAGCAAGATTATGAGGATGGAAGCCAGGAAAGTCAGGTAGATTCGTCTCACGGCTCGTCCCTCATCTCGGCCCTCCTCCGGGCGGATATGGAAGCCGCTCGAATATCTTCTCCAGTTTCTCCGCGATCTCCTTGCGCTGCTGGGATACAGTCTGCCACAGGCGTTCGATGTCGCGTTCGGCCCGATCCATCCGGCCCTTGATGGCGGACCCTTCCGCCAGAGAAAAGGCCGTCGCCGCCTGCCACTCTGCACTGTCCTTGAGCACGCTGCTCCGGAAACTCAGGGCGAATGTGACCACGCCGATGAGTGCCAAGATGGTTCCGATGGCCAAGGGAGCTTTTCCGTTCATCTCCGCCTCTTCTCAGTGCCGAACCAGGAACCCGAACATCACGATCGCCGCCACGGTCTCGATGACGCCCAGGACGATGCGCGCCACGTCGGGCAGGCATGTCTTCATTCGAGGAGGCCCGAGGGAACTGGAATCCTCTCTATGATTCTTTTCCGTTTTTGATTCCCCTCCCGCATGTCTGGTTGAGTGCGCCCTGGTTGCGTATTCGCTTCGGTTTCTGGGGGCGACTTGACCTCGAATTGGCGAAGAAAGTCCTCGGTTCTCGTTCTGCGTGGTGGTGGCGTCGGCGCTTCTTTCGGGTCGAGCCCAAATGTTTCCAGGATTTGATTCAAGGCATCCGGATCGGACGTGAATTCTTTCTGTATCTTCGGCCATGTTTCCGCCCCCAGGATAGCCGCCCTCGCCAAGTTCCTCGCCTCCGGGACCTCAATTCCGCTCGTAAGCCATGCGCGCCCCGCCTTCGTTTGCATGATGATGGAGAACAGACGGAACTTGGCGATATCCTCCGCGCCACTAATGCTCCCACGCATAAGATTCTTGATAATCGTACCGGCCACGAGACCGCCCGCGGCGGATGCAGCCTCTTCCTGCCGTTCTCGCGTGGCGGCGATGGTCCCCAGGTCCTTTAGCCGTTGTATATTTTCCGGACCTATGATGGCCCGGAGCCGGGCCAATGACGTGGAAACGTCTTTTCCGTATCCGTTGGAAAGGTTCTTGAGGAGAGATCTTCCGCTCAATACGAACCCGGGCCTGTCGCCGAGTTCCTTGATAACATCCGAAGGCGTTGGGCTTCGCGCCGAGTCTTGCAGAATGTGCTGAATCGCCTTGTTATGGATTTTCTCCCTTAGTTCGGGCGTGAATTTCTGCATGGTCTGTGCAATCTGCCCCGGGCTTCCCGTCCGCATCATGTGCCGGACGAATTCCTCGGGGTTGATGGCCGTCTCGCCTATTTTATCTTTTAAGAACGGACGGACGATGGAGTTTTCGAATTCCCGTTTTGCGTTCTCCTCGATCTTGGCGGCCCGGCGTAGGCCTCCCACGAGGTTGTCCCCTAAGTCCTTCACCTTATCTAAGGGTATTTCCCCGTATCTGGCGGCCAAGGCGCGCGTATAGGATAAAACCTCTCCCCATCGGTTGCCGAACACCTCCCGCCGCATCTCGGGCGACATCGTTTCGAGAGAAGATGCCAGCCGCTTGGGATCTATGGCACCCGGGGAAAGAATGTTCTGCGACCTCTCCAGCATCCAGTCGAATGAGGCGGCGCGAAGCTGGTTCCAATCGCCTTCTGGCAGGAGTCCCTTGAGTTTTCGGGCGAGATCCACGTCCCCTCGCCCCGAAAACAGTTTCTCCACGAGACTCATGGGAGTGACTCCGCCCCGTTGTGTCGGCTCGCGGAAGAATTCGGCGATTCCGGGTTCGAGGAATTTTTGGAAATTCCCCTTGTAGTATTGGGAAGCCTCAGACAGTTTCTTGGCGATGGCGGGATTGGGGGCGCTCTTAACGGCCTCATCCAGATCGCGCGTCAGGGCATGTGAAATGTTGCGGAGATAGCGCGTACTGATGCCAGGGAGGCCTTCCCCCTGCGAGATGGCATCGTTTACGATCCGGCGCATCTGGATAATCTGATCGATGGTCATCGCATCTGACAGTCTGTCGTGGCCTTCCAGGAACCTCCTCACTTCGCTTGGAACATAGGCCCGAGCCACCTGTCCGCCCTTTTCTTTGGGCAGCTCGTTCAGTATCTTTTTTGCCTCTGCCTTGACGTGCGTCGTGGGGACGAACGCATCGCTTCCTCCTGGTTCGTCCCGGACGGCCTGATACAGAGATTTGACCCTTTCCCGGAATGTCTCCCGTTGCGCCAGGACGCCAGCGAGGCCTTTCTTTCCCGCCTCCTCAACGGATTGGACGACCGGAGATATGTCGCGACGAACTGCACCCATGCCCGCCAGGGAGCGCCGCTCTACTTCCTCGCGAGCCATTGCCGCGGCCCGTTCCGGAATCTGCCGCTGAGTCTCAAGCTCAGCGGTCATCCTCTGTCCTATGGAGAGCGATTCCTCGGGAGGACCCGCCACGCGGGTCTGGTAAGCCCGGAGAGCTTCGTCCTGGGCCTGTTGTGCCCGTTTGATGGGCTCTCCAGCGCCCGGAATTTTCTCGGCCATACCCTCCACGCGGGCAAGTGTGGGCGACCCCGTGATCTGTGCCGGGGAAAGATCGATCTTCGCTTTCTCGCCCCGCATCCGTGTCGCCGCTTCGGCGACGGACTGAGATTCCTCTGATCGCACGCCCTTGGAAAAGGGGCCAGAAATGATGCCAGCCCCCTTGCGCAGTAGTTTCAATATGGTGCCAGTACCAAAGCCCATAGACAGTTCCATGGCAGTCCCGGCCGTCCGCCGCGAAGCGATCGTCTTGGATCGTGGTATTCCTTCAACCGCCCTGGATGCCTCTTCCCCGCCCGCCCCGGCGGCTTGCGACATGAAGGAGGAGATGGCGACCGTTCCCAGAAGGCCCGCCCATGTGGCCGGATTAAGCCCGAGCGCGGCCGCGGCGGCGACTCCAAGAGCCCCACCGGCGACCTCCGGCATGGAACCGACAAAGTCCGCCAAGTCTCCCCAGGACAAGCCCCTTTCGTCCAACAACTTGTCCTTGCCGCCGTGGCGGATGATGAGATTTCCTTCCTTGTCGCGCCGCCAGTTGCCCTTCCCAATGGCCTTGTCGAGAATATTTTCCTTGGCTTTTTCGTCCGGCTGGAAAGAGAGCCTCATCCGGAGCGAGGAAGGACCACCGGACCGGATATCCACGCCCTCATGTTCCGCTTCAAATCGGGACAATTCCCTTTCTGCACTGACAGCGGAGGAAGGGCGGGGAGCGGCTGGCACGAATGGAGCCTCTTTCGAGATTTCGCCCGTGGGGAGTTTAAAGGGGCGCTCGTATTGTCTGAAGAAATCTTCTGTCTTAGGCATCAATCAAACCCATGGAAAAGGCGCAATGCGCGCTCGACCGTCACCTTGTCGATCAGTTTTTTCTTGTACGCTTCGCCGAGCTCCTGTAGCGTCATTTCGTGGATGGGGATACGATCCTTCAACTGGCCCGACACGAAACTGGTCCGATCCTTGATGATCTGGCCTAGCATGGAAATCTTGTCTCTGGCGGATTCCGCGCTCTCGAAGATTCCGTCCGACGGGAACATGGCCTCGATTGCCTTGCGATCCTGGACATTGAAACGATTGTCCGTGGTCATCAAGCGCATTCCCTTCTCACGGATACTGCGCATGATGTTTCGGTTCTTCGTCACGCTTGGATCGTTCAGCGCGGGGATAAGTTGTGCGCCAACCGTGTTCTTGAGTTCATTCAGGTATCCGCGTATACCCACATCACTTTTGCTGAGAGTGTTCTTGAGTTCCTGGAGTTCCAAGCTGATGATTTCGCCCAATCTGCGTTCTTGCTGGAGTTTTCCCTTCTCGGCCACGGTAAGGGCCGCTGCGCCTTCGGCGTATATGGGCCGACCTTGTTCGTCGTATCCCATGAAGCGCGAGGTGGTTTCCGTCAGCTTGTTTATACGCTTGTCGATTTCTTTTCTTTTCGGGTCGTCCTTTGCCAACTTGTCTCGAATGGCCTGGAGGGCCGAGAGCTCGTAGGTTTTTTCCTCCCGTGGCTGGAACCTCGGGGCCTCGGCCACGTCCTCGAATTTCTTGGCCTCCGGGTTCCACTGCTGGGTAATGACGCGATCCCCACGCTTCACCTCGCGGGTGACGGGCGCTTTCTCATCCTTTGGCTGGAACCGTCTCGCCTGTCCGATGGTGCGCCATGAGCGCGTGGCGGGATCGAACTCCTGGGTGATGACGTTGTCTCCCTGCTTCACCTCGCGGGTCGCCGGGGCCTTGGCCTCCATGGCCTTCATCCGGCTGTCGATGAACTTGCCGATCCGGTCGGCCGCCGCTGCGCCCTGGGTGGTTCCTAGCGTGAGGGCACGGGCTTGGAGGCGGCGCAGGGTTTCGATAGGGGCCGTGGCCAAGTCGATGCCGCCAGGAGAGGGAGACCCGGCAGACGGTGGCGTCACCGCCGCCTGGGATGGGGGTGTTCCGCCTCTCACGCGGGCCAGGATCTCCTGCGCCAGGGCAGTGGATCCTCGCCCACCCGGCTCGGTGCCAGGACCCGCCATGACGGGGGCCTCGGGCGCGGCCCCTGGCGCGGCGCCCAGCGAGGGCTGGGCCGTCTCCGCGCCCGATCCGGGCGACTTGAGCAATCCCGCCGCTTGCTCCTCACCGGCTCGCTTGCTCAGGTGCTCGGAGGCCTTCATCAGGTCGTCGATGCTTTTCTCGCCGCTCATGAAGGCCCGGCTGTAGAGGTCAATGGAGGCCTGAAGCTCTGGAGAGGGCTTGTGGCCCCCCAGGACGGAGGTCCGCCAGTCGGACAGGTCCTTGGCCATCACGGCCTGCTCCTCGTCGGAGAGGTTCGTGATACTGGTCACGATGTGGTTTGCCAGAGCTTTGTCCCCGCCGCTCAGTTTACCGGCCAGGATGCCGAGCGCCTGCCTGCGGACGCGCGGGTTCGGGAGTTTGAGGGCGCTGATTCCTATTTCAGCGATCTTCATCTGTTTGTCGGACTCGCGCTTCTCGGCCAGGAGTTTCTGCTCTTCCGCCTTCTCTTTGGCCTTTGTGGCGAGTTGGTATATGGGCAGAAAGCTCCCCTGGAAGCCCCTGGTGAAGGCGTCGAGCGGCTGCGGGAAGGCTTGGACCATGACTTGCTCCTATGTCCATTTCCTGGATGCAGCGAAGATTCCTCCGCCCACCCCGGCGGCCGAGCCCAGCGCCCCGAAGATGGAGGACGTCCGGGCCGCCCGGTTGGCCGCCGACTGGATGGCTGCCTGCTGGTTCATGGCGTCAATGATCCTGCGGTCCTGGGCGAAGCCGCCCGCGATGTCCCCGGCGAATGCCCCGGCCCGGCCAGCCAAGTCCGCAGATCGAAGAAGAGCGTCCGATCCGGGCTGCGTCACCCCGCCTGATAGCGCGAAGGCCCGGGCCAGGGACTCACTGGCGCTGCTCCCCGTGCCCGACGCCACCCCGAAGGCCCCTGGGATGCTACTGGCCCGCTCCCGGCTCAGGATTTCCAAATCGCGCAGGAGGCCCTGGTTAAGGCGTTCGGAACCCACCTCGGCCAGCGCTGCGCTCTGCGAGAGCCGCCCGAAGCGGATGTTTTCACGGGCCTCGTTGGCCAGGGCCTCGAACTGAGACAACGCCTCAATGCCCGGGCTTGAGGTTTCGAAGCCTGGGCCGAGTTGGCGCCTGAGCTGCTCGCGAAGGGCCGTCCGATCCTGTGCGATGCGCCGTTCGAATGGGTCTCCCACCGGGACCTCGCCCCGGATGCCCTTCAGCGCCTCCTGGGTGGACTCCAGGGCGAACTGCTCCTGGAGAAGTTCCAGTTCGCTCTTGGGAAGCGCCTCCAGTGAAACCAGATTGCCAGCCTCGTCGAATATGGGCTTCTGGCCCGCCGACTCCAGGAGGACGGGAAGGGTGAGTTTCTCCAGTTGCGCCCGCCGGGCCGCATCCTCCCGGGAGAGGCGCAGAAGTTCGGTCTGGGCCGTCCGCGTTTCCTCCAGGAGGGGCCTATCCGCCCTAGCCGCCTCGGCCGCCAGCTTGGCCAAATCGGCCTGGGTCTGGAAAGCCTCCATCTGGGCCGGGGCGAACTCCTGGAACTGTTTGAACTGCTCCTCCTGGATGCGCGTCAGGTTCTCCAGTTGCTTGGTCTGCGCCGAGACAAGGTCCAGCTCCTGCTGGCTCTTGGGTGTGGGGGCCGGGGTGGAGACCTTGGTGCTTCCCATCAGCGCAACCTCCTCTGGAACCAGGCGTGCATCGCCTTGTTCGCGTACCGCTCGAAGATGCCAAGCCGCTCAAGGACGCCGATCCACCGCTTCCGCTTGACGTGAACGGCGAAGACGTACATATAGATGCCAATGCGCCGGAGGTAATCCTCCATGGCTTCGCCCAGCCGCATCACCGAGAAGCCGGTCATCTTTTTCCCCACCGCCGCCTGAAGCACCGGCAATCCATTGTCCGCACGGCAGGATGCCCAGCCCAGTATCTCCCCGTCCCGCTCGTACACCATGGCCAGGAAGCACTTGGGGAATTCCCCTCCGTTCAGCCGCTGGGCGGCCTCCAGGTCCTCCCGCCGCATCACCCGCACCGTAGAGGCCACGTTCACCGGCCCTCCCCCGTGATGGCATAGCCTGGGACGCAGTAGCCGATCTTCCGTATCGGGCGCATCGACTCCCGGTCCTCCATGTCCGCGATGACCTTCGGATCCAGGTTGCCGGAGTGGGCGTGGCGTTCCCTGCCCCGCTCGCAATCGCAGCGGTGTATGGCCTCCAGTTCGTCCGGCCCGATGTCACGGGACGCGCAGTCCGAGCACACGGGAGTGGACTTGCGCCGATGCGTTCCGTCACGCGCCTCGCAGGCCACATAGAGGTCCACGTACTGATCCGTAGGCCGCAGACGTGGGACGGGGACGCCCTCCCGATCCCGGACGATGTCTCCGCGCTGGATGAGCGTTCCGCAACACTTACAGTAGACGTTCCGGATGTGGGTTCGGCCGCGCACGTCCGTGAAATATTCGATGAAATCGGGCCGCTTCATCTCTATCATGCCGAAAGCCTCTCGTCCGCCACGGTGAAGTAGACACGTGCCTCGCTCAGGAGGAACTCCTGGGAGTCCCCCGTGCTGATGGGCTTGATGCCGAAGAACTGGCCGCTCCCCCTGATACGCGCCCGGCGGATGGAGGGCGGGGAACCGGATAGCCCCAGCAACACATCCGTTCCCAGGACAAAAGAACCCAATTCGGATTGTCCGTATGACATCCTGAAACTGACGGTCTGTGTGTTCACGCCGTCAATGTAGATCTCGACGGGTATGTGCCAGCCCCCAATCTCCTCGAATTTTATATCCAGGAAATCGAAATTCTTCCGCTTGTTCGCCAAAGACGGATCGATGTCGCTGAAGTCCCTGTTTGCGGTCTGGAAAAATGACGTATAGGCCCCGTTCAGGCCGTGGGTCCGGGATGACTGATCCAGGCGGTATACATGACCGTCGTTGTCGCCGATCATTGGCCGCTTCACGCCGCCCGAGTCCCGGTACATCCACATGGACTTGACCACGTCCCTGTTGCTGATGTGGAACCTGGGGATTTGACCGTTCATATCGATAACGATGCGCGCATCCGGCACGGTGGCGTTCCCGGTTGGCACACAGACATGAACCTGCTTCCGGTTGGGGTAATACTTGACGGTGGAATTCCCTATGCGCGCAAAATTCACGTTGTCCCGAATCCATTTATTCATGTCTTCAGGGGCGGACAAATCCGAGTTCTTCACGTCCCCGAAACTCTCCACGGCGCCAAGTAAGTGTATGCCCCCCTCCGGGCTTAGGAACACGATGTCGTCGTCTATCAAGTCAGCGCAATCCGTACCGGCGACCCCAAGCGCGTCCGTCAACTTCTCCACGATCCAGTTCGATGTGGTGGCGCTGGAATCGTCCAGCCATCCTATGAAGCGCTGCTTGAACAGGAACAACCGGCCTTTGTAGCTTACGGCATCCCGCATGGCGCCGCCTGTCCCGGGCCATACGGAAATGCTTCCAGCGTCTCCGGTCGTGGTGTGGAATATCTCGTGGTTGTCCGGGTCGCTCCAGTATATGCGGTCGTTCAGCCAGGCCCACATGCGGCCGCGGTGCGACACAAGTTTCTGTGGCTGGGTGGCGCCCGTCCAGTCGGCCGCCGCTGCCGATATATCACCTGTCGAAGATGCGTCGCCCGTGATAACAAGGACAGGATTCACGCCGTTTGCCACGAACAGCTTTTTTGATCGTCCCTGCGATTCGTTGCCGCCCTCGGAAAAGAACGTGCGCGCCGATGTGTCCCGGCCCGTGTCCAGGAGGGTGGGGAAGAGGCCCGTCCCCGCATCCATCTTCACATCACCTGAAGAAAAAGCGCAGACCAGACGCTGTGTCGTCGTGCCTACGGCGTAGTCGATCCCGCCCAGCACATCGATGGAGTTCCCAACGTCCTGGCTCGTGTAGAGCGAGGCGCCCCCTTCCCCCCTGACGATTCCCTCGCTCATGTCTATATTCTGCGTGTCGATCAGGGCGTCGCTTGGAATGGTGCTCTGGTTGCGCTTGCCATTTTGGCCGCGCACCCCAAACCTCATCACCGCAACAATTCCGCCGTAAGACACCGGCTACCCCGTGATGATGAACCCGCCCGAAGTTCTGACTGGCCTGTTGAACCGATCCAGGTCTCCCTGGCGCGGGATGATCTTGCCCAAGCTCCGCTGTGCGGACTTCTTCACGCGGCGGTTGGCCGCGATCATGCGCGAAAGGGCATTGGCCGCCAAGCGCTCCGCCTGCGCGGCCTTGTCGGACTCTTTTTTCAGGATCGCAATGAAATGGGCGATATAGAAGACAAAAAAACCGTAATGCGCTTCCGGGACAGGCAGCGTCGCGTCGATTGTGTTGGCCGGACTGCCCGGATCGTAGAGATATGGAAGCTCCAGCCGGATCATATCCTTGTCGGCGTAGCGGTTGAAGCGCAGGGTGTCCCGATCCGAGAAGGCGGCCCGCGAGGGCATCCCAGCCTCCACGTCCACTAGGGGCCAATCCCGGTCCATGGCCTCCTCCGTCCCCACCGTGATCTCGCGCTGGCGGTCGCGCTGCGCCCGGATGGGTGCGTAGAAGCGCAGGAAGTCCGAGGGGAGATCGTATTCCAGCTTGAATACTTTTCCGCTGTCGCTGGAGGTAGTCGTGCCCGTAAAGACACTGTCAAGAGAGGCGTAGTGTCCGCCTGCGTCGTGGGTGGCGATGCGGTAGATGTCAGATTCGTCATCGGCCTTGAAGAACCAGCCCTCCACACTGGAGTCGATGCTGGCCACCGGCTCCGATCCGAAGTCGATGGACTGGCTTCCGTTGTCGGCAGCGAAGGTGACGGGAATCTTTGGCTGGAGGGTGATGGTGCCCGGCGGGGACTTCTGGAGCCAGAGCCACTCCTCGTCGATGTCAGACCCGAAGACGGTGCCGCCGTCCACGAGGGTCTGGAGAGCCTCCTTGAGGAGCGAGGTGGCCTGATCCTCGTACTCCGAGGTCCCGTCCGTCTTCTCGTTCACGAAGTCGAGAGCGTGATCGACGATGTCGGCGTTATCAAGTAGCTGGTCTAGGGCCATTGTCCATCATCCCATGTGCGGTCCGAGAACCGCCCACACTGCCGTGAGCCATGTGAATATGGGTGCGCCTGCCGAACCATATTGAATCTCTGGCACGAGAACCTTCTTCTCTTTCCCGTCCGCGGTCCGGATCGCCCCGGTGTCCATGAAGCGCCCCGTGGCGCCCTCGATGAGGGCCGTCCCGCGCCACGGGAATGACCATGCGGCGGTGGCCAGAAGCGCCCCAGCCACCCCGAGGTAGGCTGCGCCCGCCTCGCTCCCGGAACGCCATGCGGGCTCCAATGTCCACCCTATGAAAATGACCGAAGCCGCAAGCCCGAGTAGCCCATGCTCGCACAGTATGTGGACGTATTCGTTGTGCGGCGACAGCCAGGAACGCTCCCCATACTTGCGCAGATGCTTCTCGGCGATGTCCTGCCATCCGAACGGACCCGTCCCGATGAGCCAGAACATCGCAGATTCCCACGCCCGGAACGGGTTTCCCAGGCACAGGCGCACGGAGTCCCACCAGACCTGGAAGCGCCATGAGGACAGATTCCCAGCCCAGGACCAGTCCCGCACCTTGCGGTAGCTGGCCAGTGCCGCGCAGAGGAACACGCCCAGCCACACCCAATCCGCGTAGGGTCCGCCCGCCAGCGCCCACGCCAATCCTCCTGCGGCCATATTCAGCGCCCCGCCGCGGCTTCCAGAGCCCCATAGGATGAAGGCACCAATCGCCGCCGTGGCCGTCCATGCGGGATGCCACATCGCCCCAAGCCCCAGGGAGGCGAAAACGCAGATAGATCCCCATGCGCCCGCATGAACGGGATTCATCATCCGCCCGTGGCAGTTGAAACCGCCCGGCGTGGGCTCATCCCGGTCGGGCCACATCTCCCAGCAGGGATATTCCCAACCGAGGATGCGGAGGGCGTAGCGCGGCCCGCGCCACTTGACCATGGCGATCCAGAAGGCGACGGAAGACCCGCAAATGAGGACGAAAAGCAGGAGCCAGGGCAGCATCCAGGCCTCCATGCGGGGCATGGCGGCCACATAGAAGCCGCCGAATAGGAACACCTTGATGAACCAGTCGTTCAAAGCGCCTGACTTGGCCTCAACCCAGGGAAGCCAATAGGCGGCGCACAGTGAGAGGTACAGGAGGGTGAAGGGCCAGGACGGCGAGGCGAGGACGAAGGCTGCCCCGGCGGCCCACTGGATGTGGGTCCACCGACGCCAGTTGGGCGTCACGTCCCGCGCGCGGTCGCACACGGTCGATAGCCAGAGTATCCAACCGATCAGCACGAGGAGGGCTGTACCGTGCAACATAGACGCCCCCCCCTATTCGGTTTTCCTCGCCAGCCTATAGAGGTAGGGGCTTCCGCGCTTGCCCTCGCCCGTCCGCTCGATCTGATCTCCCAGGTCGGACAACAGCTTCCGGACCCGCTCCGGATGGAGGCCCAGGACGCTGGATATGGACTCGATGTCCATCTCGCGTTCCTCGCCCAGGGTGCCCAGCAGGGCCGCCTTCTCCGCCCCGGTGTCGGAGGGCCTGAAAGTTTCCTTGGGCGGCAGTCGCCGCACGGGGGCCACATCGGCCTTGGGCGCCGTGGCCGCCCCGTCCACTGCCAGGCCGTGCATGGCCAGGACCTCCGGATTGGCCGTCTCAACGAGGTGGCGGATGAGGCCCTTCTCCCCGCCGGGGAACTGATCCATGTCGTACTCGTTCCCGCCCTGGTCGTAGAAGACCCCCTCGCGCAGGAACACGGGAGGCGACCCCTTGACCGTGATGGTCATGGTGGGGATGGTCTTCTCCGGCATCATGGTCATGGTGCCGTGATCGACCTTGTATTTCGTCGGCCTGAGAAGCTCGTCTTCAGTCAGCTGCTTCGGACTCATGCAATCTCCCCGATTGTCCCGGGCGGTCTAGTAGCCCACGTAGGCCACATCCAGGGTGATGGCCACCATGATGTCGCCCGACGTTAGCTCGATGAGGGTGGGCATCTGGTAGCTCGTGTTGATGGCGTTTCCCGCGCCCGAGTCCTGGGTGATGATCAGCGCCACGCCAGTGTACTGGCGTGCGGCCCCAAGCATCCGGACGGCGTCCAGGGTCGTGACTAACCCCGCGTCCATGGTCGTCGCTCCCGACAGGAGCCTGGGGACGTAGAGGAGGATATCCTCATTGTCCTTGTGGTAGCGGTACTGATATCCCGCAGCCCCGTCGTTCAGGAACTCGAACGATTCAATGGCCGTGGGGCATCCAAGGGCGGCCTTGTCCACCGGGATGCGGTGGTCGGTGCCGTAGATGTCCCCGCTCGCCACGGAGAGGGTAGCGGTATTCCGGTAGCGCCCGCCCCCGGCCGCCCGCTTGCCCAGGAGGCTGAGGTTGCTGATGGTCACGTCGCCGGTCTGGATTGCCATTTATCTGCCTCCAGCATCCGGTGGCCGGGAGGGGACAATGAAGACGGAATCAGTCCCTTTTGCGGCAGAGAGGAGCCGATCCGCGATCAGGGCTCCCCTCCCGGCCGGATGCCTAACTCGACTTGTTCATCCGCCCCGGAAACACCGCCCCGGCGTCCTCGTCATTCGGCTCGACCACGACGTAGCACGCGAACCTGTCGCTCGCTTGGGCTCCGCTGTAGGTCTGGAAGACGATCTCCTGCCCGGGATCGATGTCCTGGCTCATGCCGCCCATGTCCTTGTACGTCAGCATCCCGCGCACCTTGTCCACGCTGGCGATGGTGATGAGATCCAGCGTTGCGACTCCGCTCGCGGAGAGCGCCTGATCGATGGTCTGAGTTCGCAGGACCGCGATCTGTGCGTCGTTTCCTGTGTCTCCCGTAATTACCGCCACGATCACGCTCTTCAGCTTGTCCCCGGCGGCGGAGAAATACTTGAGCACATCCCCGGTCGTGCTGCCCCGGTAGTCGCCAAGGAGATCCCCGGTCGCCGTATTCCTTGCGCTGGCCGTCGCCTCCCGGACCGCCTTGAATCTCAGCCGATCCGAAGTTTTGCTTGCCATGGTATCCTCCTTATCCAGTCCGCAGCGCTAGGACGACTGGTTCATGCGCTGGGGGTAAGGAAGGTTGGCGTCGGCCTCGCTCTTGGGCTCCACAATCACCCAGCAACTGAGGTGATAGTTCTCACCTCCGCCCACCTGGCCGCTCTTGGCGCGGAAGACGAATTGCTCCCCTGGCTCCATGTCCCCCGAGGCAGGGCTCAAGTCCTTGTAAAAGCCCTGGCCCGCAACGTGCGTGGTGGGGATCAGGATGCTGTCGATGGTCGTGCCGCCGGTGAGCGCCTGATCGATCGTGTTCGCCCGGATGAGCTGAACATCAAGCGTCGCCGTGGCATCCGCCGTGACCACATACACGATGGCCCGGTGGATGCGCTCTTTCTCGATGGCCGTGTACTTGACGAAATCGTTGCTGGCACCAACCAGCAGATCCCCGGAGGTCGTCTCCCTAGTGGACTGTGTGGCTCCGCGAACCGCCTGGAACCGTAGCCGCGTTCTGACATCACCCGCCATGGTGGCCTCCTCCTAGAGCGAGCCGACGTGGAGGCTTCGGGCCTGACCCGCGTTTCCACTGTCGCTGTAGGGCTGCGCCCACTGGAGGACGCCGTACCAGGCCACCAGTTTCCGGCGGCCGTAGTCCTGCGCCAGCCCGATGCGCAGCTCGGGCGTCACGGCCTCGATGAACACGCCCACGTCCTCGGAGAAGACCACGCCCTCGCCGAGCACGGAGCCTGTTCCGACCGTGCCGAAGGCGTTGGAGTGGTTGGTCTCCTGGAAGCGGATCTGCTCGACCTTGCCGACCTCGGAGTTGGCCTTCATCTCGGGTGTGGTGTACTTGTGCCACTCCTCGAAGAGAGGGTCGTCCTTGATGCCGCGGAGGCCCTTCGTTCGGAAGACAGCCTTGTACTCCCCGCTGGCGTCCGGATCCAGGAACTGGATATCCATCAGACGGTCACGGATGAGCGCCGCGTGGGTCACGTTCATGTTCTGGCTGGACGTGGCCCCGAAGGCCCCGTTCGTGGTTATGTTGTTGCTGGAGAGTCCGGTGACGGCGTACTTGATTTGGCCGGACTTGAGGGCCGTGGCTCCGCGCGTATCCAGGACGAGGCGCATCTGCTTCAGCAGTTCGCGCTGCACCTGGTTCTGGACGTTGAAGTCCGTCAGGTCCTCGGAGAGGCTGGTGTAGGGAATCGCCCGCCCGAACTCGGCCACCGTGATGCGCTGATGGCTGATGGCGAACGTGTCCTCGGGAATGGGGACGTTCTCGGTGAGCTGCGCGGTGGTGGGCTCGGTGATGGCGTGGATTCTGGTGATGGTCACGGACTCGCCGCGCCCCTTGCCGAAGTTTGGCTCGGGGTTGAAGTGCTCCATGACCACCGACTGCGCCACGCTCGTCTCGCGCATCTTGGAACTCAGCGCGTGGTTCTTGTACACGCTGTCGGTGACATCGAAGGTCCAGGTGAACTCGGCCATTTTGTCCTCGCTCGCTTGCGCGGCGTAGAGGGCTATCTCGCCCCGGCCAGAACCGGGTTCTTCTGGTTCTGCCGACGCTTGATGGCCTCCGTGAGGCTCCTGCTGACGCCCTCGTCCGCCGGTTCCGTTACGGCAGCCGGACCCCCCGAGGGGCCGGGTTCCTCGACGTGCTGATCGGCGGGATTGGCGGCTGGCTGACCATTGCCCTTGATGGACAGGATCATTTTCCGAACCGCGTCCGCCGTTCGCTCATACGCTTGCTGATCCGTGAGGCCCTCCTTGATGTAGGAACCTGCGTTCTTCATCAGGAGGCCGTCGAACACTTCCCGGTAGGGCAGGATTTCATGATTGTCGCCCCAGAATTTCGCCTGGAACTCCCGGGTCCGGACATCGGCTTGGTACTCCTCGGTGAGCTCCTTGCGCATCTGATCTTTCCACTCGGCGAAGACCTTGTCGGGCTCTGTCAACAGCCGGGTGGCCAACTGCTCGCGGATTTCCTCCTCGCTCGGCGTGGCGGGCTTGGGGGGCTGAGGCATGGACGCCCTGATGGCGTCGAGTTCGTCCTTGACGGTTTTGAAGCCGCGGTCGAACGCCTCCTGCCTGCGATGCCACGCCTCGGCCGCTTCCTTGGGAAGCTGGAACTCCTGGCCCTCGTACTTGATGGTGACGAGTTCGGGCCTGGGTTCCGCCGGAGGCTCGGGCTTGGGTTCCGGGGCGGGTTGAGCCGCCTTCGGGGGTTCGGACGCCGGGGGTCGTGGAGCCGGGGCCGCGCTTTGAGGCTTGGCGGGCGGGGCTGTGGCCGCCGCCGGAAGGGTGTCCCCCTCACGGACGGGTTCGGGTAGGCTCGCGTCGGGTCTCGGTTCGTCCGGCATACATTTCTCCAACAAAAAAGCCCGCCGGACCGTTGAAGGTCGGCGGGCTGTGCCCTGGGAAGCCTCTCGCCCCGCTGAAGGGGCGCGCTATTCAGTTTTGCCTACGAGCGGATGGGCCTCCCGTTTTCCGAATGGGCCTGTTGAGGGCCAAACATATATTCCCATGGGGAAATTAGCGCCGTTCGGGTTGAATTGTCAAGTAGAATTTTTTTACGTGTCTCGCCTGAAACCACGATCTGAGAGGGGAACGGGCTTGTAGCGATCCCTGACATGACGATCCACTCCGACCAATTTCCCATGGTTGTACCGCAGAACGACCTCGCCGGTGAAGTCTACGGTGATGGGCAGTAGTAACATGGGGGGCGGGACCTCGATGTCACCCGTTCCGTCAGTTTCAGAAATGTTTTCCGTCAGATATAGGGTTTTCTGTACGTTTCGGGCCATCAGGCTGGCCGCCTCGCCAGGATTTCCACATGGGAACTCATGCGATGCGCCCGCAGGAAGTCCTGGAAGGCGTCGAGGGTTTCCTGCGGGGCGGAGGACAATCTACGGGCGAAGCGCGAGACGGAGGCGTCCGGCCGGGTGGCCATCGCGTTGCGGACAATATCGGCGTCCAAACGGCCCGGCGTGGATATGTCCAGCAGTTCCAGGCCTGTCCGCGCCATCAAGTCGCGCAGGCCCTGCATAGACAACAGATTCAGGTGAAGCGGCGGGCAGACGGACGGGTGCCTCTCCCACAGTTCGCCGATGTCCCAACCATCGCAGGTCAGCGTGGTCAGCATGAGCAGCCCGCCCGGAACCAGTAGCGCCCGCGCCGATTCGAGGAACGCTTTCGGACTGAAGACGTGTTCCAGGACCTCAAAGGCCGCGGCGAAGTCCGCTTCCTGGCGCAGTGGGCCTTCCTCCAGGGCGTAGGGGGCCACGGCGAATCCCAGGATGCGGGCGGCGTCCGCTGTCGCACTGGAGGGCTCGATGCCGAAATGGCCGTTGAACCACCGAAGCCCTTCCACCGCCGCCAGCAGGTGGCCGGGGCCGCAGCCGATGTCGCAAAAGGTTCCGCGCACCCCGTGGCGCATAGACGCCTGGACGATGCGGTGTGCCCGAGGCAGGACGATATCCCGGAGGCGGGCCTCCGCGCTGGCGCCGTAAAAGTCCCCGAAGGCGTCGAGCCGCCCGTAGAACTGGGCGAGGGCGTCGGCTGTGGGTCTCGAATCGGCGTACAGGCTGCCGCACTGTCCGCATTCGGCGTATGAGTATTCGTCGCGGAAGAAGGCGACCGGGGACGTTCCCGCCCAGCCGCAGGCGGGGCATGGGACTGGCACCGGGGGCATTCCCATGTCCACGGCGGCTTGCCGTGCGGCCGAGAGTAGCGAGGCGTAGGCTTCGGGTGGGCGGATATCCGCCTCCCTCATCCACGCCCTCCCGTGATACGGGCGCCCGCGGACTGCCCCGCCCGGGTGTCGGCCTGCATCTGGATCAGGATGGTTTCCACTTCGGATATCCGGATAGCTGTCTCTAACACCTTGTCTTTGTTTGAGTTGTCGGCATACGCCTTGAGAGCGACGAGCAGTTCGGCGCGCCGGAGGTCTAGGTAGGGACGGAGAAACGGCATGGCCTGGGCGGCCCGGAGGCCCTGGGCCACCTTGTCGCGCAGACGATCCAGGTCGCGGTTCGGATCGACGGGTCGCCGGGGCACGAAATGTATGCCCTCCAGACGGGCGATACACAATATATAGCAAATTTACGTCCGCATTGCAAGCGCGTTACACGATGATCCGCCGCCCCGGCAAGGACGCACGGAGGGGGACGATGAGGCTGGGGCCTGTCCCCAGGCGCCTCCGGTCGGCCAGCGCGTCCGGGAAGGGGAAGGTAGAGCGGTCGTCCGGATCCCCCGGCATCCGGCCCTCCAGTTGCTGCTGGTAGCCGACGTATTCCACCAGGGCGGCGGCGAAGCCGCGGAGCTTGCGGAAAATGAAGATGTCGCGCTCACGTGCGGTGGCGCGGTTCCCGTCGCTCGCGTTCCAGGAGGCCCATTGATTCAAGTCGGCCATCTTCCCGCGGTAGAGGTCGTCGATCACGGCACCAATATCGGACCGCGCGATTCGGCCCGCTCCCGCAGCTTCAGCGTGTCGGCGTGCAGCGACTTGAGGACCTCCACGCACATGTTGACGCCGTCGTTCAGGTATTCGTCTCGGCGCATGGGATCCATCTTCTCGAAGTCCTGCTCGCTATAGGCCAGCCACCGCCGCATGGTGCGCAGCTTCTGCTCGCTCTCGTAGCTCACTGCATTCCTCGCAGGGCGGGTTCCCGGAACATCTTGGCCGTGTCACTCCTGAGGCACAGGCGCAGGGTGGCCAGTGGCACCACGTCATCAGGCTGAATGTTGCCGAGATTGACTTCGTTACCGAAGCGCCGGATCATCTCGACTTGCTGACGCTTCTGTGGGGCCTCGAAGATGAACCGCTCCGGGCCGATCTCACGGGCCAGGAGATCGATGATGTCCGCCTTCACGATTCCGTCCCCGTTGTAGATGCCGCATGTTCCGCTCTCGCGTCCCTCCAGGACGATCTTGTCGGCCCCGGCATCCAGGTCGGACATGGCCTCGACGAGCCACACTTCGGCGGATTCGTAGCCCGTGTAGCAGGAATCCTTCCGGCCCACCTCGGCGAAGACAGCGAAGCCCCGCCGCTTGGCTTCGCGTATCAGGCTGGGCTTCTCACCGGCCAGATCGAATGTTCCGTTTGAGACCTCAATGTGCGTGAAGCCATAGTCTCCGCATGCGTCCAGGAACCGTTCGTACACGCCCTCCACGGCGGCGATCTCCATGAGGGTGCCGCCCGGCATGACGCCGATATCCTTGGCCCTGTAGGCACCGATCTTGTCTCGCAAAGTGCCTTCGGGGACGATGGCCGATGTACCCCATCCAAGCTTCACGGCGTCGACGTATCCGGGCCGGTTATCGGCCAGTAGAATGGCGTCGCGCAGATGGAGTCCCCGGTCGATCGCCACGGTGATGCCTGCGGAACGGGGCTTGTCGGGAAGGACGGGAAGCGCTAGAAAGCCAAAGGCCCGTCTGGACAGCATCTATTTCCCCTTCTTGGGCGGGCGCTTCTTGGTCCCCTTGCCGCTTTTCTTCATGCCCCCGAAGTACATCTCTGGCTTGTTCTTTGGCATCACTGTGCCCTCCTGGTTTGTGACATACCCTCGAATTCATTCATGCCACCTCCACCCTCCAGGCCGGGCGGGATATTGCCTGGGGCGGCGTTTGCGGACGACGGAAGCTCGCCCGGAATGGCGGGCAGATTCCCTTCCACCTCCGGCATTTTGAAGGCCTGCCCAGTGGACGGAGCGCCCTGCTGGGCCTGGACATAGGCCTTGAGAAGGGCCGTCTGGGCCTGTGCTTCCTGCTCATCCACCACGCCCAGCGACTCTGGGTCCAGGTCAATGGAGCGCACGAGGCGGTCCACCACCTTGGCGAGGCTATACTTCTTGGCGAATATCATGCCGAGCGCCGGGTTGGAGGCCATGACCTCCAGGAGGGCAAGGATCTTCTGGAACTCCCGCGTCCGGTTCACCACGGACGAGAGGCCCGTCACGCGGAACTTGATTCGGTTCCCGAAAATGGCGAAGCGTTCCTCCGGGCTCAGGCTCAATAGCATGATGGCTTTCTTGGTTCCGAGCGCCGCCACCACCTCATCCGTGTCCATTTCATTCAGGTGCTGCATGACGAGATGGAAAGCCCGCTCCAGGATGGGCTCGATGAAGCTGTCTTCCATGTCTCGGGTGATTCCGTCGAATAAGTTGCCCATGGCTTGGCTGGAAAGTGAAATTTCCGTGGCCTTGACTTGGCGAGCTGGTAGCTGCCCCAGTCCGATCTGGTTCACCATCGAAGCATCGGAGAAGCTCGACATCAGCAGATTCATCACGGCGATGGACTCGCCGATGTTGGAGCCAGTGTCCACGCGCTTGTACACGTCCACGTCGGCGGGCACGCCGGGCCGGAGAACAAGCGTCTCCTGTGGCGGGATGCCATCGCTGATCTGATCTTCGTCCAGGAGCATCTCGGGCCGGACCTGGCTGATGCCCCACACGCCCTTGATGCCCGCGTCCAGCATGAGGTTGAACAGTTCGTCGATGGCATTGTTGAGGGACTGGACGTAGTCCCCTAGGGCGTCGTGCCAGACGGAGTGCGGGGTTCGGATGAGGGGCGCCGCTACCATGGGGCGCAAGCCGCTCCAGTTCGGGTTGCGCGACGTGGCGCGCACCATGTAGCGGTTGTCCACCACGGTGGTGACGGTGTTGCGGGCCTTCTCCTTCGATCCTGGGATGGTGATAATCCGGCCATCGTCGTCCACCAGGATGGCCCAGCACTCGGACACGCGGACCTTCTTTCGCTTTTGGGCGCGGCCCCGGTGGGGACGCTTGCCACGGGCGTCCTCGGCCCCGCGCTTTCGGTCCTTCTCCTCGCTCATCCCCGCCACAATCTGATCCACCACGGCCTGATCGTAGACGCCGATCTCAGCCATCTCGCGAACCTGCCAGATGTCGCGCGTGACCTCGTGTATCTCGTACAGTCCCAGGCCGTCCGGGTCAGGGATGTAGTCTTCGGTTGGGATAAGGCTCACGGCCAGCCGCCACACGCGCTCCTCGCTGGACTTGAATCGGAAGCGGGGCTGGATGCCGACAGGGACGCCCGAGTCGTCGCGCACCATCTCGGCCCCGGCAACCTCGGCAATGAACCGCCTCTTGGGCACAAAGCGACCAAACACCTTGGCGATCATCAGGGATTCCAAGCTACCCTGCTTCACAGCGTCCGAAATCATGGTGGGGAAGTTGATCTCATTGGAAAGGAGATGGGCGTTCAGGAGCTTGCGCAGATCGTTTCCCGTTATGCCGGGCAGGGCGTCGCCGCGAACTTCGATGTCGTACCAGGAGCCGCCGAGGTCAACGAGCGACTTTTTGAAGATGGCCGATATCTGCTCGAAGGCCACTCGCATCTTGGGCAGATGTTCCCGGCTCTGCCCGCGCGACTTGTGGCTCCAGTCCTTTTCCCCGCGGAACTCGCGGTAGTTGTCCTTGTTGCGCTCCAGGCGATCGGTGCGGGCCGCATCCTCGCCGCCCTCGTCGATATAGCGCTGGACGATCTTGAGCGCAGAGAGGTTCGCCTCTGAGTTCTTCGCGGGGACGACGCCCGGCCGATCAGACGGGTTTCGGGACAACTGTCATCTCCTTCGCGAAATAGGTCTTCTGCCTCATCTGGAACTTCCCCGGCCGGATGATGCACCAGGAACACACGCCCGTGTTTCCATGCCCCATACCAACGGGTCCGCCGCAGTGGATACATTCGGTGAACACCGGATATGGCTCAAACTTTCTCTCGCCATTCATGCCCGCACCATCCCCGCCGAGATCTTCTCGCGTGGCGTCCCCTTGGAGTAGGAGGCGGAGCGGACGCGGAGATCCTTTCTCACGATGCCGCGCTCGCCCATGAGGACGGCCATTAAGTAGCTGTAAGCGTCGCCCTGGTGGCTCGCGAAATCCTTTTTTGGAACTTCCGACACGCGGCCCTGGCCCACTTGCTGGTAATGCCAAGCCCCGCGCAACGCCTTGATTAGAATGCCGCAGTTGGCCTTGTCGATCTGAACGAGCGGCTTGCCCATGTGAATCGCGGCCAGTGAGTTGTGGACCGCCTCGCGGCGCGGATCCCATTTCTGCGGCCCCGACCGCCAGTAGCCGCCAAGTTTGTCGATGATTTCCCTGACCGGAGTGGCCATGATGTCCGTGTCGCTCCCCACGTTTCCCTGCGGATCGCCGATGTGCCAGAGCGTCGCCGAAGGGACGTGGGTGGACATGTATGGTTTAAGTATGTAGTCAATGAACTGGCGCACGCCCATGTTCTCGCCCGTGAAGGCGAACAGGAAATGGAAGTGCCCCGTGGTCGTCTGCTGCATTCCGATGGCGGTCGGATTGAACCCGAAATCCCATCCCAGATACATCTCCTTGGCGAACTTGTTGAACGTCAGCGGAACCTTGGAGACGTGCAGATCCTCGCTGAAGTTTGAGGCGACTGGCTTGCCCTTCTGGATGAACCCTGGCAGTCCCTGTACCAGCCTCCGGTGCAGATCCGGCCTGGCCTTTAACGCCTTGTCGATGTGCTCCCTGTACCACTGGGGCAGATGCTTGTTCTCGCCCACGGGGATGTGAAGATAGACGCGGTTGTCGGGGTCCTCGTTGTCCGCCACGAACCGCCGCCACGTCCAGTGATCCTCGTCCGGTGGGTTCATGGTGATCTGGGCGCGAGGCGCATCCACCTCGTAGTTGAGCGAGGAGAGCATGACGATCCAGGCGACCTCCTGGATGCCGCCGCCGATGTCGTCCTCGGCCGCCGGGGCGGGCTCCTCGAACCACCCCCCGCCAAGCTCCATGGACTGGAAGCGCGAGATGTCCTTCAACTGATCCATCCCAAACAGGTAGGCCATGACGGGCCACACCACGCGCCCGTCTGCGTCCAGTTGCCCCGTGCGTAGCCACATGACCTCGGTGTTGGATCGCTTGGTCAGGCGCACCCATGGACTGGCCCGGAGGGACTGGATAATGCTGTTCGCCGCCTCGGCGGTGACGCGCCCGTCCGCGGCGTGCTGGCCGATCTGGAGGCACATGGCCTGCTTGCACTGCTGCTCCCACTTGTAGGCCCCGGGCACGGTCGTCCGGTGCAGGTTCGTGGCCGTATCACGGCAGACGACCCAGGGGATGGGCCATTTGCTGGGATCCTGCCGCAGGGCGTGGGATATCATGGCCGAATATCCGGAAAAGCTATTATGCGTAACGATGAAATCATTGATCACAAATAAGCCGGATGGATTGTCGATTTCAATGCAAACCGACTCGCCATTCCCCTCATATTCACAAGCAGTGATAAACCGCCTCGGAATCCACATTTTTTTGTCGGTAATGTATCGTGCCTTCCTGGACGTTCTGAATGGGCACATTCCGTTCGGAAGGCTGATCGTCAAACGATACCCGACCTTGACTTTCTTTTGCCGCCTAGCCACACCACCAAGCGATCGAACTAAAAATTCCATTCCTTGAATCAGTTGGATGGAAGTAGAAGCAAACAGGGCACTGTTGGCGTGTTTGCTAACCCATCCATCCGTGTCCATCAGGCCCTGCAAAAGGGCCAACCTTGATTCGGCGTCGTTCCACAAATATTCATTCGGAATAAATTTGCTATGGGAATTTGTGCCAGCCAAGCTTTGGGACTCCAATTCTACATAAATTGGATTCCTTCCCTTGGGTATTTTGCGGGAAAGAGAATATCCATACTTGGCTGATTTCATCCTCGTTAAGTGCATATCCAAAGGCAAAAGCAACCGGATATTTTCCAGGACCTCTTCGTCATCGTTGGTAAAGTAGACCTCTTTCTGCGAAATACACCCATCCCCCAGCAATGTTCCAAGAATATATGGATGAATTTTTGTTTCTCTCTTCTTGAACTGCATCGATTGGGATAACGGCAGTGACCATCTGCCCCCACTGGCCCATCGGCCGTCGGTCAGGGCTTCCCTGAGTTCGCTAGCGCGAACAATTTTGTATGGAGTTTTTCTCGCCAACGCCCTGCGGGTCGCTTTGTTTTTCAACATACCTACAGCGCTGAATATGCCCCTTGATCGTTCTCGCGTATCCGCCTCGACCCCGCCATGCCGATCCCATATAGTCTCTACCGCCCACAAATGGTCGTCTGTGCTGACCGCAGAAGTGCCATCGGAAAAATGAAACCGCCACAAATCCTGTACGGGTTGTGGAAAAACGGCCAACACGTACGTTTCTGTGCCGTCTTGCGCCATGATTCTATCGCCAACTGAGATGTCGCCGATTTTTTCCCATCCGGATGGCGTAAGGATAGGCGTATCCAACGGGAGTGCCTTCCCTTCCCTTCTCGAACCCCCTATGCACACCTCCCGCGCCGGGCATATGATGAAGCGCTCCTGCGTCGGCCCGAGCGGGATGCTGGCGTTGATCTGGACGGGTGTCTGTTCAACCGCAGCGACCACTACATCCCCCCGAACGTCCCGAACGAGATGAGCGCCGTCCACGGAAAGCGGTTCTGGATTTGGACCAGCCCGGTCGATGGCATGTAGGTCACAACGATCCGGCTGGGCGTGGCGTCAACGGTGCTCCAGAAGTTCCCGTCGCCGTAGTGCATGACCATTGCACCTTGGCCGTTGCCCTGCATGAACACGGCTTGGTGCCCCTGGGTCCACTCATGGACAAGGAACAGTCCGCCCACCGGGGATGCCACGGTGATCGCCTGGTTTGACCCCAGCGCGACCTTATACATCCCGAACTGAGGGCCGTTGAATCGGTTCACCTTGGCCAAGGTCAGATTCTGCCCGCTCATGGCGCCTCCGTCCGCCGTGGCCGAGCCGCGAAGGGCCGCGTTGTTTGCTATGATGATATCGCCCGCCGAGCCCTGGACGCCGGGGCATCCTGCGCCGCCTTCCCATGTATGGCGGCACGAGAAGAGCATCCGCCCCCTCATGAAGAAAGCGGGAAGCTCGGTGTTGTTCTGCCGGAAGGCGATGTCCGCATTGTCATTTGGCGCGTTGAAGGTGATCCCCGATGGGCCGAGTGTTGCCACGTCCGTCGTCCCTCCCGTTGCCGGGTTCGCAACCCGGATGACGAGGGGCGCGTCGCAAGAGAGGACCGTGCCCGTGAAGGAGCAGACGGGCGACTGGCCTGAGACGCGGGGAGAGGCCAAGAAGAGCAAGGCGACCGCCGCCGCCGGGACTAGCGCTAGGGAGAACCATGACGGGAACTTTTTCACTTGGAAATCTCCTGTCTTAACGCCTTACGCCGAGCGATGAGATCCGCTACCACGGGCGGGACCGTGACCGCCATGATGTCGATCACGTCTTCAATGGCCCGGATGAGATTCAGGTCGGTTCTATGCAACTCCGACATTTTCTCCCGCAGGACTTCTTCCTGCGTGAGAACGACTGGCTCCAGTGATATGGACTTGGCCAGCGGGTCAATCTTCCATTCGCGCACAGGTCCGGCGGGATATTCGGTGGCAAATGCGCCGGGGAAGCGGGCCGACACGCTGGCAACGTGCGCATCGGCCTCTGCTTTAGTTGCAAATTCCCGGTACTTGGAAATCCGCCCGTCGGAGGTCCAGGCGACAACGGAGATATGCATCTAACCTCACCTAAGAAACGAGGACGTTGACCTTACCGGCATCAATTGTTGCAGATACGGTGGACGTTATTCTGATGCGGTCTAGATCTCCTGAAAGCGTCTTTTCTCCGGAGCCTACGATTGCAGCGCTTGTTGCGCGGCGCGAGGCATGAGTCTCGACCCACTGGTGATCTCCGGTCATCATGCGCAGCAATGTCATGATTCCGTTTGCAACCGTTTGCAGGCCGGAACTAAACACAATGAATCCGGACGTTGAGGTATTCACATCTATGTTGCCCGCGTCCGGAAGATTGGCTGACTCCGATTGATATCCCGATGTTTCAAGGCCATCCGAATCTCCGATCTGAACAAGGAAGTCATCGGGATTCAACGAAAGCGACAAGTCAACGAACGCGATATCGATCCTTCGTGCATTCTGCGGAATGTTGTTGAAATCCATCGTCG